GAGATGCCTGGTTTAATGCTGCCGAACTCCCGAGCATTGATCTACAGGTTTTAACCGTGAAATTGCCGCTTGTGCCTGTAATAGCTGCAATAGCAGTTGTTGCCGCAGAAAGATTTATAGTAAAACCCTGAATCCTTCCGCCTGTTGTCGCTCCAAAATCAATTATATTAGCGTCAGCTTGAGTAAGGATCGTATTAAACGGGCTGCCCTGACTTATGATTGATAAATTGTTTACAGCTATTGTAATTGACTCTGTATAAGTGCCAGGGTAAACCTTTATTGTATCCCCGGCGCTCGCAGCCGTGACCGCAATCGCAAGGCTTGTATAGTCACCGCCAGATATTGCTACTGTTTTAGTATTGTCGTACGGGGATAGGATTCCCGTATCTGCCTTTACCGGTGTTAGGTTGCCAGCAGCGTCATATTTCCACTTATCTGGGCGGTCCAGCTTATCGGCCCACGAGAAGGGGCAAATAAAAAGTAAAAGTAAAATTAAAATTAAAAACAAATAGATTATTTTTTTCATGATTTGCCCCTTCTTATTTAGCGAATTTTACCCAAATCGTTGCCGTGTCAGCTATCCCAAGATTACTTGTCTTCATGATCAACCCTTCGTCAATCGGGGGCCAATCACCCAAAGTATATGACCCTGTTTCTGTTTCCTTGGCAGTGGTTGATCTTGCGGGGATGTCTAATATCAAAGCCCCTTCGGTCGCGTCTCTCACGGAATGAAATTTCAGGGTATATGCTGTTGGAACGGCAGTAGAAGTCCCGGGCCAAGTTTCGACCCTTATTATATAAGCCCCTTTAAGAGATAATTGCTTTGCCAATGAGCCGGGAGTTGCATGATTTGGATCTAAATTTGTAAATGTAAAATCAGCAACGGCACCAGTAGAAGCAGCACCAGTAGCCAGTAATTTAACCGTGACCGTTATATCGTCACCGTGTATATCCCATACCCGACTCTGCTCCACTACATCAGCCGCGAAACCCGATGCTGAAAAGATAAAAAATAACGCAATAATAATTCCCAATAATTTATTCATTTCAATTTCTCCTTTTTAACTTTCCCAATTTATACATTCGACTTTCGCCGCTCGTTTGCCCGTGTTTGCCAGTATTCCAGATGTATCAAGTGCCATTGCCGCCACCCCGTATGGGGTTGATTGCAAGCCAGTTCCTTCTTTGCCCAAGAAAAATGTTGCAGAAGCATCCCCCGTTTCCTTTTGTTTCTCTCTCGGATCTCTTATTGCTACAAAATGAGCTGATAACCACCTTTCGATTTCCTTTAATAATTCTGCGCTATGGCCAGCGCTCAATAATGTATCATTAATAAGGAGATTGGCCGCTGTGATAAACGGGGTCGTCGTAACCGTTGTGTCAATGATTGCTTTTACTTCTTCATCTGTAACCCGTACTGCCATTGGCTTATCTCCTTATTTCCCAGACCATAAAGCGGGTTCAATAAAATTTTCAATCTTGGATTTGTCATACGTGAGATGCAATCTCATCAATACCGCCCTAATCCCTGTATAATCCCGGTCAATCATTTCTTGGGGCCAGATATAATTCATATCTAATCCGGCATCTTCCATTTCGAGAAATCTATTCAAATGCTCATTAACCCAAAATAGCCAGCCCGCATTGTCATTGTAAGCATGCATAAATCTTGTCTTCAAACAAGACTTTACAATATCCATTCCGCATCGCCGAACAATAACCCATCTCGCTTTTGGAAATGCTTGGTGCCAGATGGGCCAGATTAAGCACATTTTTGGATCTTTATAATACCAAGGGCCATTTTCATATCCTTGCCTGATCATTTCAGCCAAAACCGTATTTTTCCATTTCTCAATTCCAACGACAGAAGTCAATTTGCATTTATCAATATCAGGTAATGGATTCTGTCCCATCGGATCGGCGTTTATTACTCTCAAATAAGGCTTCACAAGCCGATCCCTAAAAATCTTATTCTCGTACATCCCTTTGACATTTTCTTTCTGAGCCGGATATAAATCACCGCCAAACGCTCCGGCAAGATCGACAATCCCCGCTGTCATGGATGTACCAGAACGAGCACAGCCTGTAATAAATATTGAGTTATCAATCATGGCCATTCTCCATTCCAATCGCGGACGAATTTTGCAGGGCTACCATAATACAAGCCGGGTTCTATAATATCTCTGACCACCACAGATCCAATTCCAATCCATGTTTTAGGGGTGATTACCGATCTTGCTATGCTCGCATTAACTCCGATATAGCAATCCCGTCCTATTTTTACTGATCCAGATATAACAGCACCGTCAAGAATAACCGTTCTATCTCCGATTCTGACATTATGCCCTATCTGACAACCACATCCTATTTTTACATCATTTCCGATAACCGTTGAATCCAACAAGGCCCTTGCTACGCTGGAATGAGCCCCGATACTCACATTATTACCGATAACCACATTACCCATGTGCTTCATCGATATTACGGAACCCTTGTATTTAATATACCGCATACCCTCATTATATATCGAGGCCATTTTATGTATATCGCAACAATCCCCCACTTCGTTCTCGGGCGGGCTTTTTGAAAAATTGATGGCGTTATGGGCAATTAAAAAATCCTGAAATGGATTAATTGATTTGTAAAACTCAATATTTAAATATGCAAAATCTCCAAAAGAATCCGGAATTGCCTGGCCATATGGAATGATAACACCCAGCCTGATATTGCATCCCTCCAAGCAACCAAGCATATTAACATCCGTTACATACGCCAAACAATCCTTTTTCGGATTCTCAATGGAGCAGGTCCCATCAAAATTTCGATGATCAAATTCATCTATCATTACAAACCTCATGATACTCATCCCACGGGTGGTTGTATTCCCGGTTATTATATATGTTCTGGACCCATTCCTCTCCGCATTGATGAGGTCGGGGTTCGCCATGAAATCCTATTATCTTTGCATCCTTTGGCATCGGTTTATTTCGGATGTCATTTTTATAAGAATAAAATCCATCAAAATAATCCTGGAACAATCTGACTTTTATTTCTTCCGTTACTTTTTTTTCGATGAGCTTCCAAGTTGTGTAATCTTCTTCACCATAAAATTTCTGCATGTATTCGGTTTTAAATTCGTCGTACATCCATCGCCAGTCACCATTCCAAATCATCATGCCGGAACAATATTTGTGACCCTTTTCGAACCATCTGGGCTGGGGCCTCGTCATATAAAAGGTATCAGCAGGGCAGGTTAAAGCTAATTCCCCGGCCCTATCAATACTATCAACAATAATGGTATCAAGCCCCGTTGCAATTACCGGGCAGGCTAAACGATACATTTCTACAATTGACCACCAACCCGGATAATTATGTTTTAGGGGCAATGTGGTTAAGACATTGTCTTTGAAATCAAGATCGGTAAGGCATACAAACTCGTGGGGTATATTCAAGTTTCGCCTCACTTGATAAGCAAGAGATATGGCATTATCCGGGATGAAATCTCCCCCTGATTTAAGCACGACCAAAAAAACTAATTTCACTGGCCTATCGCTTAATTTCGCCTTATCTTTTCCTTTACTCATACCCTTATATACCTTTCCTTTTTACCCTGCCTTTACAGCCTTGTAAATTGGCTTCATTTAATAAAAACGCCTACCTTATTAAATGGTTTTTGCCTTTCGAATACTATTTTATATCCGTACTGTTGGGCCTTGCCACAAAACCAAACCCAACCTTTATCAAGCACATGGGACGAACCGCCATTTTTCCAATAATAATCTTGGTTTTTCAAAGGGACTTCCACTACCATTGATTTAAAGCCCATATTGAATATCTTTTCTACTTCTTGGGCCGTAAAATGCTCCAAAGTATGGGAAGTGATCAGGATATCAAAATTCTTAAATGATGGAATATCCCAAAAATCTCTTTTTAATATATACAATCCATAATTTTCATGGTTACATATATTTTTTTTAATCATCCAAGGATTAATATCTACTCCTTGCCAATCAATTATTTCCTGAAAATGGGGTAACAGATCACTTGCAAGGCAACCTTTCCCCGCCCCTAATTCCAAAACATTTACAATATCAAATTTACATTTATCAATTATCTTCTGAATTCCCAGCCCAATACTCACAGCATCAAATCTTGGGACGTCAGTGCAAAAAGGGTAGACCAAAACATTGAACTTTTGAAGCAATCGAAAATCAAATTTGCCTTGCCGATAATAATTTCGGAAAATATCCCAGTCCTTACTATCCCTGATTGTTTCATATGATATTTGGGCGATATCTTTCATGCAATGTTCTCTGGCAGGTTATTAACAATATCGGTTATCTTTTCAGTCAGATCATCTATCCACTTCTCATCTTGAAGTAACATATCCCCTGTAAAATGCCCGGTCGTCTCCTTATTCTTCTCTCGAGCCGGGTTGCCATAAACGATAGTATTTGCCGGAACATCTTTTGTCACAACTGACCCAGCCCCGACAATCGCCCCTTCTCCAATAATAACCCCAGGCAGAATGACAGCCCCTGCTCCGATCCTGCATCCATCCTCAAAAATGGGACCTTGTTCAATATATTCTTCAGTGTGATATTTTACCATCCTCTTGTCATTGCTTGTCACTACTCCAGGGCCGAAGAATACATTGCTTCCCACCTTTACACACCCTGTAATATGACATTGACTTTGAATGGTCACATCGGAATCAATTACTACTCCTTTTTCAATCACACAATTATGCCCTATTACTACCCGGTCTGCCATCTTAACATCTTCCCGGATAACCGTATTGGCTCCGACAAAGCAATTATGGCCCATCCGCACATTGCGATCAATTATGGTATTTTCCCGGATTATGGAACTATATTCTATCCCTGTTGGTGATGTAATATTTTTTATATCCTTAACCGTTGTCAACCCTTTCTTGCTTGTCATATCATTTCCTCAATGGTTACTTGTTGAAAGTGAGTGATTGCGCTATCCGGGGTTGCATTAACTATCTCTATCTCCAACTTTTCGGCGTCTTGGGCAATCGCCGGAATGCATGTCAAATACTTTTCGTGGATATCAATTGGGGTATGCTCCCATCCAACATATTCCCGATGAAAGTTTTTCTCCCCGTCCACTATCCGCATATCAAACCCGACAAGCACAATTTTCTTTGCCCCGAAATGATACGCAAGATTTATAGCCGATAACCCGGAGCATTTATTCCAGCTTATAGCGTCTGGATCTGTTTCGATCCCAACCGGTTTGCCCCGCCTAACTTTCTTAACCCTGCCCCGCAAAAATGAATTCCTTTCAAACCATTTCTCATAACAGGAAGTGACGATCAATCCACCGTATTGCCTCAAATCAGGAGAATGACGGTATCTCTCAATCCATTTATAATCCCCGAAATAACAGACATCAATATAACGAGAAAGAAAAACAGAATTGTTGACCCCAATCACCCTCTGATTTTTTAGAAGGGCCAAATCAATCCCATTTATACCAGGCCCACCGCCCAATATAAATACCGTTCTACCCGGCCAGATTTTTGGAATTATCCATTTTTTCATGCCTGGTATTTTGCCACCAATGCTTCCGCCTCTTCTTTACTCAGCCAATCGTCATTGATCTTTTCGTCCGTGTCGGTATTGATAACACCAAATCTCCCACCACCGTAATGCTTCATCTCAAGTTCCGAAATATCTTCCGGTGACTCTTCTGGTTTGGGCTTCTCAGGATCTTTTTTGGATTTCTCTTCGACTTCCTTTTCGGGTTCGGTTTCTTCCACCTTTTTTGCCCGGACCCTCGGGGCATATTCCTCAAACTTATCCTGGGCGCCACGGAAATCAAGAATGGACATCGCCTTGACGGTATCGCCGGGGGACAGAAAACTGCCATCGGACAGATAATGCTTGTTTGTACCTTTTTTCAGTCTAAATGTTTTCATTTTTTCCCTCCACGATTATGAATTCAAAATATGGTTAATCTTGAATTGTTATCAATTATGACCAGTGCTGGATACCGGATTTCAAACTGGCATCTGCTCTTACCTGCGGCACCTGGATGACCATTACCTTGTAATTCAGGCTCATGCCACCGTCATTGCTCCACTCAACAACCGTGATGCCCAAACCTTCAACCATCCGGATAACGTCGGAAGTCATCTGGACCAGAACAACATTTGCAGCCGTAATAGTATCGGAAACCTTGACGGATTCAATGCTGGCTATTTCCAGAATGCGCTGACGAACCGTTTTGGGATAACCGGTCACATAATCGTCATCCAGAGCGGTCTCATATGCCGTCGGAATATACAGAGCATAAGGGCCATAACAACGATCATTGACAGCCGCCTGTTTCATGGCTCTCACATCGTCAACAATGGTCTGGCCGGTTGCACTGGAACCCGTCCATGCCGGAGTCAAAGAGCCAGTGTTTCGATTGGCTGCATCCAGATACCCATAAATCGTACCACCACCGAAGGTATAAGTGGATGCCCCGTTGAACAGATGCTCTTCCACTTTCTCCGCACATTTACGGGCACACTGTTCGATAAGGGTGGTATCAAGGGGGGTTCCCTTGGTTCTGGAAGCTGTAAGCTGCCTGATATTCAGGGAGAAATCAGCATGCACCAGGGGCAGGGGCAAATACCCACTGTCAATCTCGGGCCGGTCTTTGCGGCCTCTGGTTGCTCCATCCATACTCACCTGCGCCTGCTGGATATCGGTCATGGTCTGATATTCCAGAACCGTGGTTCCGAGACCATTACCAATACGGAAAACAAGACCCTTTGCATACAGATCCTGAACACCGACAAGGCGGCTGAGATAAGCGGCCATCAGGGCTTCGTCAAGCTGTTTCCATTCGCCTTTCTGAAGAGTCGCGTTGACAACAGGAACGGACATCCCTTTATTGCCAACCATCTTGGTCATATAGGGCCGCCCATCGTCACCGATATAGGGCCGCAGGGCCAACGGATTCATCCCATTCTGCATAAGCTTCTGGGCTGTATCACCGTTTGCATTTCCATTTTCAAAAACATCCACGTTTGCTTTGATTTCCATTTCCATTTCCTCCTACTTTCTAATTAGTTTTGAAAGCCTCCTATTATGGATGCTTACTGTATTTCAACAATACATCTGCCAGACGGATCAACACTGGACGAATCGGACATATCGCATGCCTCCCGTGCCCGTGCGACCACGAAATCCTCAAGGATCGTTCCACTGGAATCCGGGGTTGACTCTTTAAGCTCACCCGTACCAGCGGAAATCAGATCGTCGTTTTTGGCAATATCTTCACCATTTGCAATCCAACCCAGCACCTCATCACCAGCGCGGAAAATTGCAAACTGGGTAAGAACTGTGGTCAGATAGCTGTCATCGATATCATTGCCCTGAAGATCGTCTTCAATGGCAAACATGGCCATCGCCCGTCCACCGGAAGTCTGATGGACAATAACGGTATCGGCTGCGGCACTGGTTCGTTCGATCAGATGCCCCGGTTTAATTGTTCCGGATGCAAGTGCTTCTCCAAAGATGGGTTCACCTTTGATTGTAATCGTATTTCTGGCGTTCTCAGTCATTTTAAATGTCCTCCCTATACTTATGTATTAAAAATTTATTATCGTTGTAAGACGGGGCTATAAGGCCCCCGTATCGGTTATTTCTTGCCCGTTTCCATCGTCGGGGCCACCAGAACTTCACCGGCTCCATTTTCAATGGTCTCTCCACCAGTATTCACGGCATAATTCGCTTTGGCCGGAATATCAGCAAGAGCAGCCAAGTTTTCAAGCTGTTCCATATCCATTGCTTCCAGGGCCTCTTTGGAAAATTTATTCCGTTCATTTGCGGTCAATGCTGTAACCAAATTGGCTTTCTTCTGGTTATGCATATTCAATGATTCCTTCAATACACCCTGAAGCTCTGCCGGGGCTGCATTGATATAGGCTTCCGTAGTGACTGGTTCCTCGGTCTTAGGCTCGGTCTTAGGCTCGGTCTTGGGCTCTGCTTTCGCATTTGCCTTGGGTTCGGCTTTCTTTTCGGGGACAGGCAGGGCTGATAATTCCACCCGCTCGTACTCTTCCTTATCCAGATTGTTCAACCATTTGGAATCCGCTTCTGTGAATTTCGTTTTCTCATTTGCCACTAATGCTTTTACTCGTTCTTCGCAACATGCCATTTTCTCGTCCTCCTGTTTGTTTTGAACTGTTTGTTTTTTATTTGATGTTATTGGTACATATTCCTTTTTGACCATGACTTCTACCGCTTCACCGGTTAATTGCACCACATCGTTCTCAACCGCATATGTCTGCTTATAAAGGGTTGGGGTTAGATTTCGACTGGCCGGTGTATCTCCACGGGGCTCTGCCCGATATACAAGGTAATCATCATAAATATCCGAAATGTAATGATAGAAACTGTTGTTATCCATCTTGTCTACTTCCCTGGATAACTTCCCCCTGATCTCATTGTGGCTGGGCTCATTGTCGATAAAACCGAATTTGGACAGCATGATATTAAACTGGTTTTGGATACGTTCCTTGATCGATACCTTTTTATCCTCCTTTTTATCATTTCGTATCCCACAACCATCTGTCCAGCTACAAGCCCCCTCTGCTCCCGGAAGTAATGCAAGATGATCCGGGGCAATGGAAGTAACGGACGCGATATAATCCGTATTATTCCAAGTTCCTGCCGTCTCATCCTGGCTCCCGCCTAATCCTGTTGATACCTGCAATGGGGTGTGATTTTTTATCGTCGGGATCACGCCCAGATTGATGACATTGCAGCGATCCACGTCCAACCACGCTTCCCCTTTTAATTTATCGTTCTCCCATCTTGCATTTCGGATATGCCCACCGATAAAAGCATCTCCGCCCTCATCATTTACCGATATCACTTTTCCGTTCACTTCGGGATGGGGGATGGTCACTGGGACATTGTTCCAGGCTTCTATCGTGTCCTGTATCACCTGAGTTGGATAATACAATGGGCCAGCGGAACCATTCAGGACCCCCTCCATGATCATTACCACAGGAGCCACAAGGTAATTCCGGCCCTCAAAGGTCTTTTCCTGTGTTTGGTAATTATCCAATATTTGATTTACTATTCTCATGTTGCTATCTCCCTTTTAATCTGTTATACCATCTTCAAATAATATGCCGTTATCATTCTCATGCGGTTTGGAATGATCAAAATCACCAGATAATATATCTTCCGGTATCCCATTTGGGAAGGCTTCACATTCAAGCAAGTTTAAATAATTCTTACATCTGGGGCATTGTTCTGTCATCATTTTGGACCTCCTATCGTACCAACAGTTTCATAAAATGCATCCAAAAATGGAGACGGTATATCAACACCCCCCGAAATAGCACTTCCCACCTCCGCAAATAATTCTGATATTCCTTTATCCCCTGAATATTCTGACACCGCATAAAATTTATCATGAGTTAAACCGCGATCCACCAAGGCTTTTTCCCAAACATCCTCAAGGGAATGTGTATAATAAACATTATGAAAACCTTCATGAGCTGCCACGCTTTTTAATGGGTCTGCTGCGTCCATATAAGATGTTGACCGGCTAATCGTTTCGAGTTTTTTTAATTTGGTTTCGTTATAACTTATAATCGCTACCCTTCTTGGATCTGCGATACTGGCTTTTGTCTTTTCAATATTCTGGGCTAAATTATTATCAAAATACTCTTTCCCCGGTTGAGCATCCTTATAGATGGATTTTACTCCTGTCTTTTGAAATCTAATATACGATCCGTCTGCCGCCGCAGTTCCTAATGACCGCCTACCTGTTTTTTGCCACCCAACACTTCCAAGATCCCCACCATATTTAACGACTGAATCATTAAGTCCCGCCAAAATAGACGCATAATGTTTTTTAGGCAACCCATCAAGCAACACACCAACAGGAGCAGGTATCTTTCTTATTCTAAATATCGATAATTGCCGATCTGTATATGTTCTTGGGTTTAAAATATCCTCTATCGTTTTTGCCAGGACAAATGCTGGGGCTTCGATCTTAACAGGAATAGGTGTCTCATCGTCCCAACTATCTAACCAAGGCCGCAAAGCACAACGACAATTAGGAGCCCCTATTCTGGATTCTCCCACTTTCCGGGTCATCACCTTACCATGCCAATATCTGTGTTGGGATCTCACCCGTTCATCAAGGGCCGTCCACCATTTGACTTTTACCGTTTCACCAACAATTGACTCCATCTGCTCATATTCATTAAGGGCGGCAAGATTGTGGGTTCTGACTATTTCTGTCCGGGCGATCAATCGTGCTCTTACAATACCAATCTTGTCTACCCTATTATTCAGCTTCCGGGCAATGTTATAAGGCCCATCACCGCGAGCCATACCAAGGGCCAACTCCCGGCTGATCTGCTGATTCATGGCATTTGTAACACCTTCAAGCTCGTTGAAAGCCCTGGCGTATATAAGGCCGATTCTGTCTGCATGGAACGGTTGATAAAAGGCACCTGCTATTGTTTGATCGGTATATGCCGGGACATCCACCCCACCGGCCCTCAAATCCTGTCTCGCTTGCTGCAACCCCTTTTGGTAAGACGATTGAACGTATACATTAGTCCACGGCGTTTCCCTTCTACCTGCCGGGCCTGGGATCATTGATACCTGTAATATGCCCTTCTGCTCTTCTCCCTTCAACCAGTTCATAAACCCGCCTATCTGCGCTGGGTTATTCCTGTATGCAAAGGCTTTTGCGGGGGCGGGACTCAGCTCATTTACGACAACCGGTCTCAGCCCAAAACAATCGTTATCAATGATAGATTTGTTGATAACCCCTTTCAATTCCCTAAATCTTTTATTCATCTGGGAAACGAATTTGGCCCTCAATGTCAATGTCATTGTCGGGTCTTTATCTCGCATAGCCGTATTTGCAATTGTTATGCGATTAATTATGTTTCGGGCTGTATTCAAATTATTCCCTTATATCGTCTAAATCAGGATCGGGTTCTGGCTGCACACCACCTGCCGCATCTATTTCTTTTTGCTCTGCCGCCATTAATTTCTCGTAATCCTTCATTGCATCTTCCAGGGCCTGCATGTCTTCCTGATCCAAGTTCATTATCTGTCTCAAGAAAATATCGGGCGGGACAACCATTTGCGCACTCGGGCTATTGCCATACGCCACTATGGCTTCCGTTTTTACCTTTGCGACTTCGGCCTTTTCCTTTTCTGTCGGGCTGGAAAGATCGGGCCATACAACTTGATAACCGTCTTTGGGCTCAATCAGAACACCATATTTTATCAGGCGGTCAATAAATGCTCTCAGGATCATCGGCTCTGCATAATCCTTTCTTCTCTCATCCACCCTGTTATTCCACTGTCTTTCGTCCTGAGAACTGGCAAGCTCACCCCGTTCAGACCCTAATAAAACCCGTTTTGGAATTCCTGTTGCGGCTGATATCAAGGTCAATTGCACATCAACGTGGTTGGTTGGGTCTGCTACCTGCGGGGCTAATTGATTTACCTTTACACCCTGAACCCGTAACGACCTTTGCAATTTGTGAATATATTTCTCAATATCGTCCTTCATTGCCGTTAATGTCTGGGCAGATGGATTTGCGTCCTTATCCATCTCAAATACCTGGCCCGGAAAAGCTCCCCGCCAGAACATCTCCGCACTACCACCAGCCAACAGTTCCAGATTCTGCAATCTGTTCAATATAATTTTTAATCTGGGTTCTGCGTTCTCATCGTCCTCAATCAGGTCTTCTGCTATATGGATTACCCGACTATGATGAACTATAATTGATCTGCTGGCCGATTCCGTTCCGCCTGTGGCCCTGTTCTTTGTTGATAGTTGGTATGTTTCGGGCAATCCGTATCGTTCGTCCTTGGTGTCTATCACCCTTGTTTTGACTTCAACGTTGGTCTTCATGTAAGGCCGGAGGTACAATAATTTTCTGGATGAACTATGCTGCGCCTCGTCCTTGAACGCCAATTCGTCTTCAACATCATCAAAACCCAGAAACAAAACCCCGTACTCACCGATCCCTGCAATTTTATCTACACGCCTGAGATAATGAAAAACCTTTCTGTCTTTGACCAGTTCCGCCCATTGGTCCTCAAATTTGGTGGAATCCGCATCCTCATTCTCAATTACATCCGGTTTCAACCGCCATGTTGCATGGACGGGCTTATCAATTACAGCCTTCGCAATGTCCTGCCGGGTATATTTGGACAGATAATCATTGAATATGGGATTAAGACTATATCCAAGGGCTGTGTATATATCCCTATCACCGCCAAATGATTTGCCCATTCTGGATGCAAGATCGGCCCGGCCCGCCAATGCACTGGAGGCTGTGAGCAATTGATTTAATATATCTTCTTTGATTTCTACCATTATATTTGTCCCGTCATTGATAATACCTTTTCAACCCTCAGAATGTCCTCTGGAACATCCACACTGATATGGGCTGTTATTTGTTGGGCCTGTACTTCTTCTTTTACCGATATTCCGGGGACTTCGATACCCAGGATCATATAATACAAGGCCCTTACATCGTCTACATCCAATGATAATCCCCGGATGGCTATAAGGCCCTTATCTTTATCTATTATCGCCTTTATCGGGCTTAGATTTAGCTGATATTCTTGCATTACCAAATGCCCACTTTAGAATTATTATGGAGCACATAATAACCACCAGACATTCCATCAATGATATCCATATGACCCTTATCAGTCCCGTCAAACGATTCTGCTTTATTTAAAAACCTTTCATTCCACGGACCTTTTACTAACTTCACCCTTCCATGCTCCGCTCTGGCTGATACCGGTTTGGCTCTCACCGCTTTGGATTCGTGAACCACATTTATTTTAACATTGTATTGAGGCAATAATTCCAGATATGACTGAGCCTCTGCTTTGCCCGCTTGCCCCGGATCTTGCTCGATACCTACTATGCAACCGATACCATCTTGTCCCGCCAGGTTTTTAACGCTATTTCTTACCGTTGCGGGGGTGCCCCTGAATTCCTCAACATGTTCAATATAAGTAATACCTGACTGATCATGATAGCTTTGCTTAACCCCTGCTGTGAAACTTGGGTCATTATCAGGCGTGCTTTCTGTTGCCGCCCTATCCCAATATCGAATTGTTTCCATTTCATTTCTGGGTGGTAGTTCATCTTCATTTATAATCGGGAACCAGGCCCTTTGGAAGAACAACCCAGCTACCGGTCTTATATTCCAATTACCGCCGAGAAGCCTTTCCCTGTCTACTTTCGGCATTGCCATCAAATTCGAAAGATACTCAGGGTTGCTTTCCAATAATATTTTATTATCGTATACATCGGACTTGATAAAGGTAAATGATTTGGGTTTGATCATCTGTTGGTCGTTTTCAATATAGCCGTATTTCTTAATCAGATTCCCTTTGCTATTTGCCCAGATTACCTCATCATTCAAAACGATAAACCAACGAATAATCCCAGACCTCTCTTCGATTGCAAACCCGTCTGGGCCTATATACCAATCGATAAACGTCCTTACCCAGCTATCAGGATCGGGATTGCAACCAGCTCTTATATAAGGTGTCACTCCACATAAGGATCTGTTTCTGGACAGCATATAGGTAAATTGGCCCCAACTGAAATGGGTTAGCTCATCAAAACCGATAAATGGGACCTGTGCCCCTTGCCAATTGTATTTATGCTTCTCATGCTGCATATGGGCAAAACGTATTCTTGCCCCAGACCCAAATGCATACCTCAGCTTATTCTCGTTTGGCTTGCCACCGATACCCGGATATATCTCTGTTGCCGTATCCCAAAGCCCGCCCTCATTTGTCACCTGGGTTGATTCCCGCCGGAAAATAACCGCCATAAATTTCTTGTTATTGATATGCCGAGTGGGCTCTATCAACAAGGAAAATGTTTTTCCACCACCTGCCGCACCACCATAAAATGCGATATCAGCACTCGTTTCCGAGAATGCTATTTGCGGTCCTGGCTGGGGTTTTATTATGATTTGTTCTTGGATCAATTATTTCCTTCCATTTAAACAAGGTTTACAAGCTCATATTCAATAGCGAACCTGATACACATACCCTTATATTAACATATCCGAAATCGTTTAAATTTGGGCGTATTACAAGGCCGTTTTTCAAACCCACTAATACCAAGGGTTTGCAAGGATTCTGCTAATTAGCTCTAATCGGCTCTAATCCCCGATAACCACCCAACTTGAAACTTAACTTATTGATAACATTACAAATCATTATTTTCTCCCGTTATCAGGCATATAAATTTGGACATTGCTCTCAACAGGGCCTCCGTCTGGGCCGGATATCTCAACGGCTTTTCGGTCTTTCCAATTTTCTGAATCTCTATTTTTCTGCCACCATGCAATCGCGCCAACATCCGGGGGCAGGACTTTATTATTCACTGCCACCTCAATCAGTTCCATTTTATAATGATTCACCTTCCCATTCTTATCCAGGACCGGGGTCCGTTTATACTTCTTGGATTTCTCCGTTATCTCGTATCCGTTTGCCCGGGCCTTCAGTGATTTGCATATCCTCTTACCATCGAATTCCCGCCGTCCATTCTTTATGGCACAATTAAAGTTTGGGTAAGTATCTCGCCATCTGGTCACACAAGGTACAGTAATTCCAAGGGTTTCCGCAAGATCTTCGTTTGTTAGTCCGTGCACCTTCACAAGTATGTATGCAATATGGTCAT